GTCTGTATCTGGATCTTCCCAGAAGCTTTCTGTGTTAGTCATTGGTGTTAATGGTATTAAAAGGGAATGTCATCTTCAGGTCCAAGCGGATCGTTAGCAGCTACCTTCTTAACTGGCGCAGCCTCACGCTTATCTAAGTCAACATAGTTACCCAAGATCGGACCCTTCTTACCTTCTTGTCGTGCTGCTTTGCTAATAGACTGCACAATCATTCCATCGTTACCGTATTGGTCTCTGCCAGACTTGTTGGGGATAAGTGCGATATCCAAATACGTTCCAGCTTTGCCTTTAAAGAGAAAGGTCTTGTCGATCTTTGTAACGTCAATCTTACCGGTTTGCATGGTGTTTGTGGGTGTTTCTTGCTTTCGTTGGTCAGTTTACAGGAATAGTTTATGGCAGTCAACCCATCGTTGGGATTAAGTATCGGGGGCAATCTCGCCAAAGCGGCAATACTGTCCGTCGTACCATAGCTTCACGGCTCCACATTCACCGTCACGCTGCTTGGCGATGGCAATGATTGCTTCACCGCACTTCTGCGAGCGGTCGCGGTTAAGGAGCATTACTAAGTCAGCGTCACGCTCTATCTGACCCGAATCAGCGAGATCTGTAAGCTTAGGTGACCGCCCCTTCTCCTTCTCATTCTCTCTGTTGAGTTGCGCTAGTGAGACCACAGCAATCTTACACTCGGTTGCAATGCTCTTAAGTCGTCCACTGACCTCCGCGATCTCGTATGTACGTTTCTCGGCAGACTTGGAACCGTGGATCTTTTGCAGGTAATCGATGATTACCAGTTTCACTCCCCACTTGCGAACCGCTCGACGGATGGTTGCAGTGATTGCTGCGATGTTGCTTACAGATGAACCAGACACAAAATGGAGCGGACTGGATGCGATCCTAGAGCAAGCGTGACTCATGGACTTCATACCGCCTTCGGTCATGTTGCCGGTACGGATATCCCCCATCGGGACTGACCCGATAGTTGAGACCATACGACGAACGATTGATTCGTCAGACATCTCAAGCGAGACGAACAGCGTGGGAACCTTACCAATGACGGAAGCCGCTTGAGCAAAGGCAATCGCCATTGCGGTCTTACCGATGGATGGACGAGCGGCCAAGATCGCCAATTCTCCAAGCTGGAACCCGTCAGTCATTTCATCCAGCCGATAGAACCCAGAAGTGATGCCAGAGAGTTGACCCTTTCGTTCAAATCTCTCTTGGGTTGCGTCTATGAATCTCCCAACAACTGACTTTGCGGGTTGAAGCGTCTCCTTAGAGGCATCAATGGCAAGCCCCTGTTCGGCATTAGAGACGATTTGATCAACTGCGAGGGTGGAGACAGCGGACTCCCTCAATAGACGGTCTCCAGCGATCCGTAGCTGGCGACGGTGAGCGGCTTCAAGAACACCTTTGGCAAACATCGGATAGCTTGCCGGTGATGGGGAGGCTTCCATCGCTTTGTTCCAGTCTTCAAACGGGACTGGATTTGAAGCGAACGCCTTCTTCCATTCCCGCATGACTTCGGGAAGCGCAATCGGCTTGGACTCAGCGACCAACGACTTCAACACGTCGAAGGTCATCGCCAGAGTCTCGGTCTGAAACGCTGAAGTCTGGATCTCAGCGAAAGCATCCGAGCAGGTATCAACCCCACCGTTGAGGCAACAACCAATGACGGCAAATTCGTCGTCTACAGCATAAAACGGATCGTTCATTGGTAGTCCGCAATGTTGAGGCTAAGGTTGACGGATTTGGCTTGAGGTTGTTGTTGCTGCTTACCGGTTGGGAATATCCCTTTCCAACCGGAAGCGATTGAGTTCTCAACAGCAGATGGGAACTCAGCAGGGGAAAACTCGTTGGACCACTTAGTGAGTGATGCTGTGAGTCCGGTCTTCTTGTATCCCTCTTTGCGCTCCGATTTGTACTGAAGCCAGAGTTTGACGGCTTGAAGACAGTTTTCTGTCTGAAAGCTGTTTGGTAACTCAACCCCGAAGCCAACATCCCACGGCGACTTCGGAGACGTTGTATCTTTCTTATTAGGAGTAGGAGAAGGAGACGGAGAGCATACGTTTGGCATATCCACTGGCAATGCGGTGGGATATGCGGTGGCATTGCCAAGCCATCGCTTATTGGCGTTATCTGTCTGCTTTTTGCGGTATTGAACCTGTTTTTCCCTTTCGGTCTCCAATCTTTGATTTTTGTAGTTACCATCCGCATCAATCTGGAACTTGCTTTGGCATATGCGTTGGGAATGCGGTGGCATACCTGCGCAGACTCTTTGAAAGTCATTTTCGGTTAGTGCCTCTTTAGACCATTGGATGCAGAGAAGAGCGATATAAGCCCCTCTTTCCTCATTGGTCATTGTGATTGTTCCAGCCAAGAAATCATCGGCATAGAACTGAAAGGCTGGAGCCTTACGGGTCTTCTTGTCTTCGTTCATAGGTCTTGGGTTAGGGTTTTCCAAGCGATCATCATTGCGGCAGGGACTTGTCCGTTTCCGATTGCTCGCAGCCTTTTTGGTCTGTCTGGAATGCAATTTTCCAACGGAGCAGTTCTTCCATCTTGATTGGATTGATATCTGTCCATCCTAACGGCCAACCCATTAACCACTCGACCCACGTTGGGTTCAGCTTTCCACCAACCAGAGAAGCAAGTGTTGGAGTCTTTCGCGTTCTCTCCGCAGGATAGTTTCCCTCCTTTGCGTTGTGCGCTGTTGGAGTCGGCCAATATCCAGATCCGGTCTCTGAAGTGATTGGCTCCTGCGTGACGCGCTCCCACAATACCCCACCGAGAATCATACCCCATCGAGGAAAGGTCACCGATAACGGTTCCAAGACCTCTGACCACAAGCAGCGGTGAGTTTTCCACAAAGACGAACCGAGGTCGTACCTCACCGACAATTCGCGCCATTTGCTTCCATAATCCGCTTTTCTCACCGGAAATCCCCCCCCCCCGTCCAGCGGAGGATATATCTTGGCAGGGAAATCCTCCTGTGATGATGTCAATGGAGCCTCTCCACTGGTAACCGCTGAAGGTCTTGATGTCGTCCCAGATGGGAAACGGCTCCAGTACTCCGTCTCGTTGTCGAGACAAGAGGCATTTTCTTGCGTAGGGATCAATCTCAACAGCGCATCTGGTGCGCCATCCAAGTTGCAATCCGCCCAAAATCCCTCCTCCCGCTCCTGCAAAAAGTGCCAACTCATTCATGTATTCTCCAAAGAAAACCCCGTCACGCATCGTGCTAGGAACTCGCGGAGAAACAACGCGACGTTACACGATACGGACGGGGGAAATTGGTTGAACATGGTTTCTCTTTTGGATGTCATCGCTCGCTTCCTAGGGCTTGCGCTGACTCCTTACTCCTAACTCGGCTTTGGACCTTCGTCCAGAGAAAACTTGTCGTAAAACTCGGCTTTCGGTCGAACGTAGAAGTAACCCTCACGCTCGTAGACGACGCAAAGCCGCTTGGTCTCACCGATGCGAAGTTGAGCTTCGGAGATGTACTCCACGGTCAGATTCTGATTGGTCTTGGATCTGTATTTCATTGTTTCAGACGGTAATGCACGACGGGATAAACACCGCGAGATCCAGACATTACGCGAAACTTTTTGGACTCTATCAATCCGTTTTTGACTGATTTACAGAGTACAATTCCCGCAGCGTTATTGGTAATCTTCCACTCATCAGCCCACTGTGCGGAGGTCTTAAACCCTTCTGGGACTGGTTCGGGTTGATTGGCTATGGCAAGCCGAAGCTGTCTTAAAAGCTCGGCAGAGTCCATTTCTGTTCGTTTTGCGGCCATTGGTGAAGGTAGAGTTGCGCTGAGTTATCTGTGAATTCCCCAAAAACAATCCCGTGGGACCAAGCTAGGGTTGATCGTCGTTTGCTCGCGTAATCCATCGCTGGAATGTCTGCCAAAGTACCGACGCAAAAGCCAATCGGATTTGATTGAGTGCGACCAGTCGCTTGACCCGCTCTGTGAGCATGAGCAACAACGCAGTTACCAAATGTTTCAGCGGAGTCACGCAAGAAGTTCTCACCGAATAGGACTCCATGTCCCCACCGAAATCCGCCCAACTTGTAAAAGGATCTGTCGTGACAATCATTGTATTTGATAAAAGTATGACAGTGTTTCTCAATTGGTTTTAGCATTCGTTCCCATACAGCTTCAGCAAAACCTCTTACAACAGCGTTATGATGATTGAGATACTTCTTAGCTCGTTCGTCATGGTTGCCCATTGTGAATACTGTTGGTCTTAGCTCATTAAGGAACTTTGCCCCCTCTTGAATGTCGTCCAAATAGTCATCGGCTTGGTCCGAGTCTTGAGGGTCTCGGAGTGAACCAGACCGCAATGATGCAAGATCGTACGCGTCTCCGAGATGAATCACTTCGTCTGGCTTGAATCTCTCGCGAAACAAAAGCACCGCAGCAAGTGCATCTTGATTGGCTCGGTTCCCATGACTGCAACCAACCGCCATGATTCGGCGTTGGTGCTGTGTAATGTTCACAATGTTGAAGAATCATGGAATTAGAACTTAATCAAGACACACTCGCGTTGATTATCGTTGTATTTGGTTACTTTCTGAACTTGTTGTTGCGGATAGCCCAGACCCAATAGTCAGAGACTCCATACTTTGTGGAGAGTTCCTTAGCGGTGAAGCTCTTGTGAGAGTTCCTTACCGCATCAACGACCCATTGCGGTATCTTCTGACCTTTGGGTCGCCCACGACCGCGCTTGGTCTTCTTGCTGAGTGGCTCCCATTGCGGTTCCTCAACTGTAACCGTCTTGTGGACTCCTAACAGTCTTGCGATTGCTTCTTTAGTGATTTCGATTTTGGTTAGTATGCTCATTTTCTAATCTTGTTATGTCTGACTTTGTGTATCCAACCTAAGCTGACCGAG